ACCATAACGAGCTAGCCGAGTAGTAGCAGCTGCATCAACTACTTTTGCTTCTCGGCCACTGTTTAGATAACCAATATCGCCCAATAAACTACCGGTTGGAGATTGAACTTTACTCAATGTGGTAATCGCCAACATATTCTTGTAAAGCTCATTCATCGCCTTAGCAGCACCCATAATTTTAGATGCTACAAAATAAGTAGCCCAAACACGGCCAATTCCTTCAAATAACCACTTTTGCTTAGCAATAAGTTCAAAGGCTTCCGCTACACCCTTCATCCCTGAGCTGTGAACTCCCGGAATTAGGTGTAAGAAATCAGACAGTGCGTAGATAAACCCGGTACCAACACTCTTGGCAATGCTACCAATTGAAGCAAATATTTTAATGATACTTGCACCATTTCTAGCTAGCCAGTTAGAGAATTGCGTAACGGCATTAGTAAGCCCGATAATCATATTGTCTAACGCTTTACTGATTGAACCATCACCGAATGCATCGGCAAAAGCCTTCATAACAGCGGCAACACCTGTATTGGCTGCATCACCCAGCTTACTAAATTCTTTCTTAGTGCGGTCATCAGCAACCCATTTAGAGACCTGTTTCATTATTGGGTTAACCGCTTGGTTTAATGGGTCAACCATTGCTCCAAGTAGTCCTTTACCCTCAGCTTTAATTTGCCGAAGCATACCAGGTAAAGTACCCATCAAGTTATCTGAAGCTTTTTTGTACTTATCCCCAAGTTCATTCATAACTGCTTCGGTATCTTTAGCTGAAATTTTACCAGCCGATATTTGCTTCCGCAGTTCATTCATCGTTAGTGATGAGCTGTGTTGAACCTTTTGTTCGTATTTGAGTAAAGCTTCACCAAACATTGGGAAAGCATCGGTAATCTGGTTCAATTCACCCAAGTGTAGCGTTGAAGCTGACAACATATGAGTGAAGTCCATCCCTACTTGTGTTAAGCGATCACCAGACAAGCCAATAGCGTCACCCATTGTTAGGAATGACTTAGTTAGCTTTTCAGTTTCCGGTTGATTATCAAAAACGTGGTAGAACTGTTGAGCCAACTCGTCCGTAACATCAACCGACTGACCAAGAGTGTTAGACAGGTTGATGATTGACTTAGTCATCGTATCGGCTTTACCAGCAGAACCGGTTAAAGTCGTCCAAGTGGCGTTCATCTTATCAAGCTCGGCGTTATATTCAAAGCCTGCCTTAACAGCGCCAAGAATTCCGTCTTTAACTCTACCCAGGGCATTGCTAAATCCATTAGCAACGCTTTGTCCAATAGCGGTACCAGCGATAACATAACGCAACCGATGGGCGCTTTCTCCCGTTTTACGCATATCAGATTGGATTGAGTTAAAAGTAGTTGAAGCTCGTTCTTTTAATCGGCTAAAAGAACCTAGAATCCCCTCAGTCCCACTAACACCTAAACGTGTTTCGTGGCGAGTTGGGATTCTCTTTGTTTTTTCATCAATCTCATTGAGTTTATTAGACGCTTGGTCTTGAACACCCACATGAATATCCTTGCCTTGATCATGCTTCAGCTTCATATATTCGTTTTGAATTGCTTGAAGCTGAGTAATCGCATTACCAATAACGTTGATATCAATGTTGTTTCCGTATACGGCCATTATTTACCTCCTTTCTGCTTTGATTTCCTCATTTCAAGAACTTTAGCCATGATGTCAGCTTGCTTAACTTCCTCATCATTAGCATCTAGCTCGTTCTTATGTTCTTTATCAATACGGGATAATTCCTGTTCAATTGATTCCTGAATGGCAGAGCTGATTTGAGAAATACTGTTTTGGTCAAGGGTTACCCATTGAGCCATTAGCGGGGTTTGCTGAAGCATATTAGCTAGTTTCACTCGCTGATTTAGTTGCTGACGCTCATAGCCTTCTATCATTGCGTCAAGGAGGTAAGGATTTAGTTGTTCGAAATCACTAATTGAAGTGATTCCAGCTTGTTGTCGGGCAATTACAAGGTATTCCCGGTATCCTTTAGCATTTTGTCGAATTCGTCGAGCAACGGCTTGGATTGGTCTTTGAGCAAGTCGTAGCGTTGAACTAGATTGTTGTAACGTTCCTTTTCTTCCGCTGGAGCGTTCTTCGCTGGTTTCTTGAGTTCCTTGAAGAACTTGTCGTAGCCTTTGATCTGACGTTCGATGGAGTTGATCCACTGCTTCATCGAACCCTTGAAAAAACCGTTAGCAGTTAATTCGGCCATCAAATCTTGAGCCAGCTTGTCGATACCTTCGCTACCCATGAGGTCGGAGGCAGCATCGAATACTTCAGAATACGTGGGCTTGTCCTTGTCCAAATAAGCCAGTCCACCGTTCAAAATATTCACCAAGGTACGTGGATTCTTTTGAACCAATCCAGTAAATAAAGCATCAAAAATCTCTCTATCTTCTTGCTTCTTACCGTCGCTATCAACGATCTTTTCTTCCCAAAGAGAGAGACTTGCAAAGTTAAACTTTACTTGTGATTCCTTATCGCCAAATTTTAATTCCATTAGTCTTACCTCCTAGTTAAAACTACTTATCTTGATTAACAGTGGCACCTGTTGAAACGCTTCCCGGAACTTGAGTAGCAGTACCATCACCAACTTCAGTAGGCTTAAGCATTCCGTACAATGCATTACCAAGATCAAAGGCATCATCTTCAAGTTGGTCTTCAGTAATCACGCCATCTTGGGCGATTCCTTGCACTTCAAAGACAACAGAAGATTGGAATACAGAGTTAAGAGTTTCAGTGTTTGGCAAGGTTGAGATAATGCATTGTGCATATTCAACAGGTGCTTGACGGCTTGGCTTAGTACCACTTACTTGGTTGAAGTCAACCCGGTACAAGTGAATTGTGACCTGGTCCTTCCAAGCGTGCTTTAAGGAATCCCATAAGCCGTCACCTGTTTGGAAGTAAGCCAACACAGTCCGTTGTTGGTTAGCAGAACCCGCCATCTTAACATCGAACATCTTAGTTTGGAGTGTTTGAAGTTGACGGGTGTTAGTACCAGAGGTTTGACCTTGTAATCCAATCATGCGAGCCTTGTTTGCCTTTGGTTCATCATCTAGCTTCATGAAATAGATGTACTTATTAGCAGCATCCATTTTTACAGTCTTAGTTTTAACTGGCATTATTTATTCCTCCTAATTTTCAGTAATAAAAAAGTCGGCTCGAACAACTCCGTGAATTAACTTCGTTGAAGTTGTTGTGTCGACTTGTGGTTGTGGAGATACCAAGCTATCTGCCTGATATTCACACGGATATTGAGTTAATTTGAGATGAGGTAACAGGATTTCTAGCTTATCTAGCGTATCCATTAATGAACCCATCTCATCAGCGTTCCAATAGAGATCAATCTGTTGGGTGTAGACACCGGTAGCCACTAGCTTGTAACGAGATTGTTCAACTCGCCAAGGAATCTGCACAATAATCTGTGGATATTCCAATTGAAAAGTATTAGGATCATTAGCTTCATCCCCAGTGAGAACCGTTGTCGCATACGGACTTACTAGCTTAATAACGCTCTGCAGCATGTCCGTACGTGGTAATAGTAGATTGTCGATTAGAAGCCAGCCCCTTTCAGTAGTTCAGATACTTCTTTATGAATAACCGATTGCATTTCCTTGTTGGATTGATACATAAACGGTTCAGGTGTTGGGTGCTTCCGTGTTCCGTACTCAACGAACCCGCCATATTCAGTACCCTTCTTAGTAGCTGCTTCCGGATAAACTTGAAGTCGTCCATCGGTAAGCCTGTGAGCCTTAATTGACCGCATTAAGTTACCGGTCGGAACATAACCGCTTCGGCCATGCCCTACCATTCCTCGTTCAATTGTTTGGGCTTTTCTTACGTTTTGACGACCGAGTTCAGTAAGCATTGATTCAGAACCAGACTTGATTAATCCAATCTGACGAATAATCCGTTCAGCTTCTTCATTCATCCCTAGAGACTTTAATCCAGAGGCTACTTGTGTCATTGGTTTGGAGTAATTATCTGTTACCCGGTATTCAACTACTGGACGAAGATTATCAGAACTTAAGTTATCGGCATTATTCATGTCGATTAACTTACCGACTATATCTCGCATTGACATCTAATCACCCCACCTTTGATTTAGTGTTGAAAATAAAAAAAGCCACACTGTTGGTATGGCTTCGTGGCATTCTCACATCATAGAGAGTGCCCTTTTCAGTTTTCGGATCATATTCATCAACGAATGCAATCTTGTCAGGTTGTGGTGGATTGCCATTGACGATTATTGTCTTAGCGTCCTGATATAAGCTATCCCCACCGAATAATAATGTTTGCTTTTGCAAGCCTAAGTCATTTACTCGGCAGAAAAGAGCTTTCTTCAAAACGACATAGTGAGAATGTTTGTCGAACGGGTTACCACCATTGTTATTACCCACTGACTTCTTAAGCAGGTAAACATCTCTAACTCTAGTCAAGACTCATCACCCAACCCTTGCGACCAGATTGTGCTTTGTTATCACGATAAGCGTTCAACTGGCTCATGTAAGGTGCTAAGTCGTCCTCACTCCACTGGTCAGTCAGTCCTTCTTCACCCGCTTGGGTCTTACCTTCATTACCACGCTTGGCAAACTTAGCGAGTGCCATCTCGGTAATAATTCCGGTAAGTGCATCAGGAAGATTGTTATAATCCTCACCGGTGTATAGTGCTACTGATTTACAAGCCAACTTGATATATAACTCAATCATTGGTAGATGGTCTTGATTATCAATTCCTAGCGCTGTCGTAACGTCATCTAAGATTTCTGATTGAATACTAGGCGTTGCCATTGGTATCACCACCATTTGCTAAATTGAGCAGGTCGGCTTTCTTCATAGTAGAAGTATAGTCAATCCCTTGGTTATCAAGATGTTGTTTAATCTCGGCTACCGTATTATCAGACGTAACGCCCGCTCCGCTATTGTCGAGCGGTGTTATTTTCCCTGATTATCTTGTCCCGCTTGAGGTGTAGCTGGCTTGGCAGTAGGAACAACTGGGGCGAATTCCTTATCTAACTTAGCCTTGTAAGCCACAACTTGAATGTGGCGTGGGTCAACGATTGAAGCCCAAGTGTCGCCCTTGGCAAGTTCAGCCATAGTAACGGTTTGACCAGCAGGTGCGAAGGTCTTAGATACAGAAGTACCAAGTACGTGAGTAGTAACTACCCGACGGTTGATAACATTAGTCCGTCCACCTTCTTTACGTGCTTCACGTTCGATTTCAACAGCGTTTTGTGGGTTAGCAACTGAGTAGCCAACAGCACCGTTAGCAAAGACGTATGAAGTTACAGAGCCATCATCGTTAATCAGGTTAGGGTCATCGTCTTGTACAATTTGCATTCCGTTGTAAACAGAAATTGGAGTTACAGCGTTATCAGGTTGCACTGTTTCAATCAATTGTTGAGCCTTCATTTCAGCGTAAGTTGAAGAGTGAACAACAATCTTGTTGAAGGTGTTGTCTTGGAGGTCACCGAGCTTAGCAATAGTAGCAAGGAAACCACGAGCGCTAAATACTCCAGAATCTTCATACTTCTTAGCAGTAGCAATATCGGAGTTAGCGAAGACACCCTTTAATGTAGCGAACAACAACTTTTGGTCTTGGTTGTTCCAGTAAGCACTAAAACGATTTGAAATGGTTGATTGTGCAGGTGCACCTGATACTTGTTGTGAAATATCGGTGTAACCGAATGCTTGAGCTTGACGGAACTTGAAAGCCCGTTGTTCACCGGTAGTAAGACCGTTAACAGCGATGTCTTGGGTATCAGTCCAAGTTTGAGCGTCTGGTCCTTCCATGATGTCATTGATGTATGGCATGTGGATAAAGTCACCGGGTGCTAGTAATTGACTGCCAAGTGATGAGTCATTGGTTAAAATTCCAGACTTAACCAAGCGGTTAGTCTTCATTGATTGATTAAGTACGTAGTTAGCAAACACTTCAGGAATGATTGCGTCTGCTAAATGAAAGCGTGTATCAGCCATTTATATTCTTCCTTTCTAATTTTGACAAAAATAAAAACCAACTAGCGACTTGCCAATTGGTTGTAAAGAGCTGGATTTTCTTTGTAGAGTTTCGTCTGTTCGTCTAATGAAAGATCTGATAACTTCTTGGTGCTATCAATGTTGGCCTGCGAGCCAATCTGTGGTTGCTTGGTACCAGCTAATCGACTATCAACCCCAGCTTGCACCGCCTTGTTGTATTCATCAGCGAATAACTTCATGTTATTTTCGGTCTCTTCGTTAGTCTTACCAATTAAGCGACTAACCATGCTAGATGGCACGTTGTACTTATCAGCAATTGAGTGTCCGAAAGAAACTCGGTCGCGTTGCTCAATTTGAGCGCTGAGTTGAGCATTCTTTTCTTTGAGCTTCTTAATATCATCGGCTGCTTTTTCTTCTGCACTCATCTTGGCCCGCCGTTCACGTTCGGCTAACTGTTCGTTAACTTTATCTTCAACGGCTTGGCCCATCTTTTGCTCATAGTCCGCCATCTTTTGCTTATTCTCGTTCTTGATCCCACTAACGATTCGATCGATATAAGCCTGTTGTTCATCTGTAAATTCCGGCTTAGGTTCGTTTGTTTTTTCCTTGTCCTTTGGTTCCGGTTCATTATCAACAACAGTCTTTTTAATTTCTTCTGACATTTGAAAATCCTCCCGTTTTACGCCCGTCGGCTTATTCCGTTTAACCCCCGTCGGGTTCACCGTCCGGCTTGACCGCCTGCCTGCACGTTTGAGGGTATAAAAAAAGCAACCATTCTAATTTGAATGATTGCTAAAAGTCCATTGATTCAATATTTTCTTTTGTTGCTTCAACAATATCGCATTGGCAGTTAGGGTGAAACGGTGCACAGTTAACGCCCGGTTGCATGTCGCTAACCTTGAACGTTTTCCCATCCATTCGTTCACAGAACTTACATGTATGACTACCCAGCACCGAAACGTTGGTAAAATACTTAACTTTACGACGCTTGAAATCGTCCTTCAATGCATTAGCAAACGTATACGCTGATTCAGTCCTTAATAGCCTTTCAGCGTTGTACACAGCACCTCTACCTGTTGAGTCACTACCCGTAAACATATTAGCTAGTTCTCGGCTATATTCCTGTGGTTTGATGTGGTTAACGTTAATCTTATCAACTAACTGGTTAACCTTATTCATCATTGCCACAGTATTACGGTTAATGGCTTCATCAGTATCAATACCAGAGCCAAACTTCTGAACCATCTTTGATACAGACTTCTGAGCAAGCACTCTGTGATACTTGCCTGGTATTCTTCGAGCTAGTTCATATTCATGCTCTGTCGTAGTTGGTGGTCGACCATTAAGATGATTAAAGTAACGATTAATTTTCTTGGTAACTTTACCATAGCCAACTGACCTAACCTGTTGCGGTATCTCCTGCAATGTATCAGCAAGTTGTACTCGCCTTTGGTGTGCAAGAGACAGTAATGCAATTCCAGCACTCACCTTTACGGCTTCATTAATCGTAGCAATCGAACGTCCAGCCATCGCAACAGCAATCAATGCTTGATCACCCGAATCAGCTTCACGATACATAGTCATTAATTCACTTAATAACTGCTCTTTTAGCCGTTTTGGTGCTGGCAAGTTCCAATTATCATCATCGGAGACAAACTGCGTAATTATGCCCTCTATTTGAATTTGAGTGGCATGATACATCGATTGAAGCTCTTTGACCCGCTCGTCTGACTTGCCATAAATCTGCTGGGCTAATTCAGTGAGTTCTTTTTGGCTCATTACTCATCATCTTCCTTACCAGAATCTTGTTCATCTTGGTTCTGGTTTTGTTGATTGAACATGTTAGCGTCTAAGCGGTCAGGGTCGTTCTCGGCTTGTTCTTTCTTCCGTTGCATTTCTTCCTCTTGCTTAACACCAGTAGCAGCGGTTAGATACCCGAAGACAGTTTCTTGTGATACACCAGCCTTAAGTAGGTTCATCGCATTAGTAATTGTTTCGGTATCGTTCTTAGGCAAGTTAGGTGGGAAGTTAAGAGTAACGTTGTTAACAAGTGTTTCATCAGGAATAACGTTCTTAATTCCCCAGAAGTGAGCAACTAAGCGCAGGCGACGCTTGACCCCACGACTAAACAAGTCATTTTGAGTCTCACGAATCTGGTCACTGCCGAACAGCTTATAAGCCATCGCTACACCGGAACTGTTGCCACCGAAGTTTTCGTCACTAACATTAGGCGTGTTAGTGTCCGTGTAGATGTCACGAACAATCTCATCAAGGTGGCTCTTCCAATTGTCGATTGGTAGCTCCTTAGTCAAGTATTCAGCGCTTGATGGGACAACAGTAACACCACCGTTAGCATTATTGATGATGGATGGTTTCAGGTACATGACCTTACTAAGTGTATTCAGATATGGACTGTTAGGGTCAATCTCCCAAACCAAATCGCCATTATCGTCATATACCGGGTTACCGTCTTTATCCTTAACAATTTTCTTCATTGTTTGCGGTACATCAATATCACCGTTAACCACCAGCGTAGCGTTACTGAAGTCTTCTTCACTATTAGCCATTTCGCTAATCGCCTTGTCGTAGCTGTCGATTAAATCTAAATCAGGCTCCCAATCGCCAAGTCGCTCATCGTTGTTAGCGTACTCGGTAATTGGTACTCGACCGAAGAAGTGTTCCTCTGGTTCGCCTGCAAGGACTAAATCATCCCCAACACTGTTAATTGGCTCATAGTGATAGACCTTGTTAGCAGTGTAGGCAGTCACATAGAACTGTGGCTTGTCGTTGTAATTGACCATGTAGTAATAGACACCGAACAATGAGCTTTGATGAATATTTGTATCGTAGACTACAAAGGCATTAGCCGGGTCAAGCACCGTCAACTCAACGTTAACTTTATTGTTACCATCCCCAGTAGGCGAAACCGTTGTATACAGTAATTCAAAAGCCCGTCCGGTAACAGACAGGCTCTTTTTAATAGTCTTCTCAATGTAATCTTCATCAACGGCTTTGTTAAACTCATCAATCTGTTGCATAAGGTTATCAGCTTCAGTATTATCAACACCCGGTTTATCTGTCGGTGAATTGTACTGATACTGAATACCTTTACCCAAAGAGTAACCAACCCGCATTGTCGTAATGTAGTGGGGATGACCACTTGCAATACGATTGTCAGCTCGGTTCTTACTTTTATCACTCTTCCAGTAGTGAATATCACTATCGCCTTCATAGTAGCGCTGGAGTGTTGCAATCCTCGTTAACTGATGATTGTAGTGGTGTTCCAAAAACATGTGAACATAATCGCTCAGATGGCTTTCATCGTATTGTGAAGTCGGTATCCGATAAACCTTGTTAGATTCACGGTCAAACCTTGTCCCACCTTTCAGCATGCGAATGGAATCCTTTTGTAAACCAAACGGCACACTAGCATAGTAAGCTTGTGAATCATCGCTTGTATTAATTGCCATTTTATCCTCCTTCCTAGACCAGTCCTAAATCGTTCAAGTAGCCAGTAGAACGTTGACGGTTCTTGTTTTGTTTCTGTGCTTGTTCCTCTTTCCAAAGTGGAGTAGCGATACAGTACCGAACGGCATCTTGTGCGTGGTCATTCTCCTTAACAGGCGCACCTGTTTTTTCATCCCAGATATACTGGTAAATCTCGTTGATGAAGTTAGGTGCTGCACCTTTAACCACGTAGAACTTGTGTTGCTTAATGATACTAGCAACACGCTCAATACCATCAAGCACATTCTTATAGCCGTATTCAGTTTTGATATGGTGCTGCCTGAAATTGCTAATATGCTCTGTCCTGGCTGTATCAGCAAAGAATGTTAGACCCATGCCGTACTTCTTTTTGAATCGCTGAGCAACTTTAATCCAGTGTGGATCCACTTGTTCAAACTGACCATAGGCTTCATCAACAAGGTAATAGTTTCCTTTGTTATCGTGACCAATGACTTCAATTGCTGTCGGGTGGTCAAATCCCCAGTCAACACCAGCCGTGTAGGTTAGATTATCTGGTAGATCTTCACGATTAATAGTCATAGTACGCTCATCGAAGTCCTTATAGACAGCACCTTCACCAGTGACCCATAATCCTTTAATTGCTCGATCATAGTACATCCCCGATGGAGTTGAAGCCTTAATCCGCCCAATGTAATCTGGTGCTAAGTGGGTGTTGTCGTCAATCGTAAAGTGGTAGACAAGCTTCTTCATCTTTTCGTCTTTCTTATCGATATAATCCACTTTCAACCAGTGCTGTGGGCTGTCCGGGTTAGTATCAACGATTATATGCGAACCAGACATTGAACACCGCTGAAGTATTTCTTGAAAGACAGGTTCAACACCTAGCGTTGCTTCGTTAATGTATGCACCGTATGAAGTAAAACCACGAGCGCCTTTCAATCCTGCCATCGTAGCAGTTGAAACAGGCGTTATATCCACACCAAACAAATGATAATGACCGTGTCGGTCAAGCTTAAACTCAACACCAAATTGATTCATGCACGAGATAATCACATTCTTGTTAATACTGTCTGAACTAGCACCAGCAAGAATATATTGAGGGTGTTTATCGCCATGTTCCTTAGCAAGCCTAGCTGTTCGCCTTAGTTCATAGATAAACAGCAGGTTGTCAATGAACGTCTTACCAGAACGAACCGCACCAGTTAGAATCATCATCCCAAAATCATCATTCAGATAAGCGTGAAGTACTTCTAATTGTTTTGGTGCTAAGTAATCACTTAGACTCATCTTTCTTGTCCTCCTTTGTGATGGTATCTAACATCTTATCAAGCAACAGTTCCATATCCTGACCGTTATCTTCAAGCGCCTTCGCTCTAGCCTTGCTGATTCGGGTATCAGCTTTAAGCTTCTCCATACGAGCGGTAGCTAACTTGCGCTCTTCTGGAGATAATTCGCTGTCGTTATATTTATCACGCCAGTTATTCTTTAACCAAAAAATCATGGCAGTGGTATTACCTGACATGGCCTTCTTAAGAAGTTTACCTTCTACTGCATAATTTGCTTGCTCATGACCTACTTTTAAAGCGCGCCCTATGTGCCCATATTTGCTTTTCCACTTGTCAAGTGTGCGTCGGTTTATTCCAATGTTATCGGCTATCTGCTGATCGGTTAAGCCATTACGCTTCCACCCTTCAAGTAAAACCAAGTTTTCTGGTTCTAGCCACTTTTTGTATTGTCCTTTAGCCATTGCAAGTAATCCCACCACCTTTCATGCAAAATAAAAAGACCAGCTGTTAACTAGTCCTCAACCAATTCAGCTTTCTTTCCTGTAAAATCTTCCCAACGCTTAATAATTACATCAACATACTTCGGATCGTACTCCATAACGCAAGCGTTACGGCCGTCCTGCTCACAGGCCATGATAGTCGTGCCACTTCCACCAAACAAATCTAACACCGCATCACCAGACTTGGTGCTGTTCTTAATCTGATAGTCAAACAAGGCAACTGGCTTCATAGTTGGGTGCAACCGATTCTTCTTTGGATTATCAAAATTCATTACTGTTGGCTGGCTATTGTCTGAATACCAGCAATAATCCTTTGACAATGTGGCAAATATACAAGGCTCATATTTATTACGATATGGTTTACCCATTGTAATGTTACTTTTAACCCAAACCAGCTGTTGCTTAGGGGTGATCTGTGCTTTCTTCATAGCTGCATAAAAAGCTAAGCTTCTGACTTGCGAGTACCACATATAAATTGATGAGCCTCTTTTAAGAACGTTCTTTGCTGAGTCAAGTGCTTTTGCTAAAAATTCTATAAAATCACTGTCATCTAATGAATCATTTTGAATTCTTAACTTATCTTTTGTTCGCCCTTGATAATCAATTCCATAGGGTGGGTCCGTCAATAGAAGGTCGCATTGTACCCCTCCCACTAGTTTTTTGACGTCTTCGGCCTTAGTGCTATCTCCGCACATTAAGCGATGTCGTCCTAACTGATAGATTTGTCCTAATTTTGACTTGGGTTCTTCGGGTACTTCTTCATCAAAATCATCCTCTTGCACCAACGTTGTCCTTATCAACCACAATTGGCTGTTGCCAGCCAAACTCTTTAATTGAATTGGCTACTGATTCAACCCCATCATCATTGTTACGTGGGTTATTAGGATAAGGTTTAACCTCATCAATCTTCATGCTTTGAATTTGCATTCTTCAGTCCCCTTTTCTTGATAAGAAATCGAAAGAATTCTACCAACCAATAAATAATAATTACAATCCACGCTAGTAGAAGAATTACCGCACCAGTTCCCCAATAAATAATTGCCGGGCTAAATACTAACCACCATGACCAACTAATCGCTTTTGCTAGTTTTGCTCCGGTGAACATTGCTGTAAGAATTATCACTAGCC